TTGGTTATAGTAAGTATTATCGGTTATATTATTGGTTGGTTTGCATTTAATAAAAACAGGAAAGGGTGAAGACAATGGCTTATAGAATTAAAGGTAAAAATGGTTTGCCTATTAAAAAAGATGGTCAGTTCCTTTTAGGTTCTGATATTCCAGTAGTAAAGATTGAACAGATGGATGAAGAAAATATGTCTTTTCTTGCCATTGGTTCAACAGAAGATGAAGACCGGGATAAAGATATTATCCGTATTGCTGGATGGCAGTTGAGTAATTTTAAAAAGAATCCGGTTTTGCCGTGGAGCCACAATTATTGGGAGCCTCCTGTCGGCAAAGCTCTAATGGTGAAAAAAGATGTAGAAAAGAAACAACTGATTTTTAAACCCCAATTTGATAAAGATGACGATAAAGCTCGACTGATTTTTAATAAGTATAAAAATGGTTTTCTTAATACTTTTTCCGTGGGGTTTATTGGGGTTGAGTGTTGCTTGCGGGAAGAGGGAAATTATTGGGGTGGTCGTGAATTCACTAAACAGGAACTTTTGGAAATTTCTCCGGTAACGGTTCCGTGTAATCCCAATGCTAATATGGATGTTCGGAGTTTGACGGATGATCTACCCCCGAATTTAACCATGTTGGGTTACAAGCAATTCATGTGTAAAACTGAGTCTGGTTTGTTCATTCCGGTTAATGATACGGAGATCTACACGGCTCCATTTATTATTCCCTTGGGAAAAGGTATCAAAGGTATTTATGCTTCAATGATTGACAATCCTGAAGATACCAATAAAGAATTGGTTGGTTATGTTTTCCCCGAAGATATGGATGAAAACACTGCCAATGAATATGTAAAAACCCATAATGAAGGCAAAGCAAAAGTTAAATACTTTGATATGGGTGAAAAACAAATTGGTGAAGAGGATTTTGAGTTGGAGGTAGTAGAGGAAGAAAAAGAGGTTTCTGATGGAAGTATTGAGAAGGAAGAGTTACCGGAAAAAATTGAAGAAGATAAAAAAGAAGAAACTGAAGAGGTCAAAGAAGAAGTTGTTGAAGAGGAACAGAAGGAAGCCTTCATTGAAGTGACAGTTTCTATTGTTGATAGTGATGGTAAAAAAATCAAATCACGCAAGGAAAAAATACAAAAGGAGGATATTACTGAAGAAGATATTGATAAATTGTTTGTAGATATTCTTTCTGAGAAAAAAGAAGAAAACACGGAAATTAAATTATCTGATGAACAAATGGATGAATTGGTAGAACGAGTAAAAAAATCTGTTGTAAAAGAAAACGAAGTAGATAATAATGATGATAATAATGCTGAGATTGCTCTTTCCGAAGAAAATGATGAGTCAAAAAATGGTGAACACCTAGAGTTTGATGATTCACTGTTCTCCCCTGTCAGTGAAGAGAATAACTTGGAAGAGTTCATCGAAATTGACGATAAAGATTTTTCGGAAGTGAAGTCACAGATGAAAAAAGGCAGTCTCGGTAGTGTTGGTTTGAAAGATGTACTGGAACAGTCCATTAAGAATGTTTTGCAGGATTTTTCTGGAAAATTGGAAGACTAAAAAATAAATACATGGAGGAAATGACAAATGAAATTGACTAAAGAAGACCTTATTAAGATGCTGGATGAACAACTGAAGTCCCATGTATCGGGTGATGATTTCGGTAAAATGGTACAGGATGTTATTGGGAAGCATATTGCTTCTTTGCAGTCTGATGTTGTGCAGCCGTTTGGCACGTCGGCTAAAGCGATGATTTCTGGTCTGCCCTTTGTGAAGATGGATGGTGATTTTATTTCCACCAAACAAGGCAGTATCATCAACATGAAAAACAAACAAAATCCGTGGGTACAAGTTTCTGAGGAAATGGGCGCATGGGCGAAGGACTTTGCCAACTACCTGAAAACGGGTAGTGTGTCTAAACTGTTGTCGGAAGGTGTGGATAGTGCCGGTGGTTATTTGGTTCCGGCTGAGTTCCGTGCCGTGATGATTATGTGGGATGCTCTGCCCACGTTGATTTGGCAACGGGCAACGGTTTGGCCAATGAACGGTGAAAAACTTGGTTTTCCGAAATTGCAGCAGGATGCCGATGTCGATGCCGCTAGTTTTGATCCGTTTGCTGGTGTGTCGTTTTCGTGGACGGAAGAGGGTGGTGAAAAAGGTTCGACGCAACCTAATTTCGGTCTGGTGGAAATGGTGGCTCATGAACTTTCGGGTTATACCGAAGTCACCAATACTCTGCTTGAATCTTCGGCGGTGAATCTGGTGAACTTCCTGACTCGGATTTTCCGTGCCGCTTGGTATTGGATTACCGATAAAGCGTTTATTCAAGGTACTGGTGGAAAACAACCCTTGGGGATTATCAATGACCCTTCGGTGTTCACGGTTGCCCGTCAAACGGCCACCAACGTGGAAGTTCAGGACGTACTGAATATGGAAGCCAAACTTCCCGCCGTGTTTGATGAAGGTTCGGTTTGGTTTATTTCCAAAAAAGCTCGGGCTAATCTGCGTGGTCAAAGAGTTTCGGCTAATAGCAAAGAATTGGTTCTTCAGGAAACCTTTGGGAATATTTCTGAGGGTTACAATATGACCATTCTCGGTCGTCCGGCTGTTTTGGCGGATGGTAAGATTCCGGCTCTTGGTTCCACGGGTGACGTTATTCTTGGTAACTGGTCGCATTATTATATTGGTTTCCCGCAAGAGTTTGCAATGGATTCCAGCAAGCATTTCCAGTTCCGTAAAAACCGTACCTCGTTGCGTTGTGCTGGTCGGGTGGATGGTGTGGCTGCACAGGCACAGGCGTTTGTTCTTTTAAGTGACCCATCTTAATGAAACATTAACTTTTTCATAGTGTGGGGATTTGAAAAATAATCCCCACTTTTAAAAAAATAAACTGATGGAGGATATAAGAAGATGAAAGATATTCTGTCGAATCACCGAGTTGAAATTCTTCGGTCGGTAGCTATTGAAAATGCTGGCGCTGCCGCCAATTCCCCGGCAACTGAAATTGATTTGTTTACAAACGGTCTGGCTAATCGTGCATTGCTGATTATTGATGTTACTACGGTTGCTGAAGGGGGAACTCTGGATATTGTTGTTCAGGATTCTTCGGATGATACCACGTATGATGCAGATTTTATTACTCTGCCTCAAATCACTGAAACTGGTCTTTATCTGGCCGTTGTAGATGACCCTAATCGTTATTTGCGTTTGCTGCATGACGTAGATACCGCAGCGGTGACATGGGGTGCTTATCTGGTGACGTTTGAAGAGCAACGCGGCCCTGTGACGCAAACGGGTACGGTTTTGACTGGTACTTATGGTTCTGGTCGCAGTCCGAAAGTCGCCACTGCTTAACGTAACAAAGGTTGTAATGCAATATGCAGGGGTGTGGGATTTTCCTGCACCCCTTTTTTAAACATAATTAAATTGAGAGGCAGATATGAAAGTAAAAATCCTAGATGTTGATTTAATTAGACGGTATGGCAGTAGTATTGTGGATGTAGGTGATAGTTTAGCATTTAGTTTGCAAAAACAAGGTAAAGTGAAAATCATTGAACCATTACCAGAAAAAGAATTACCTGATAGTGGTACAGTATTGATTTTTGCCAACAGCAATAAAGATAAAGAAATAGAAAAAAATAAAAGAATTCCCGATGTTGATGAACCATTATTTCCACAAATAAAAATGTAAAGGATTAAACCAATGGCTTTACTTTCCTTTGCTTTAATAGATATTGATTATTATAAAACCATGATGGGGTTAACTAGCCTTGATCAGATAACCACGGATAAAATAACTAACTTGATAAATAAAGCCACGGTTGCCTTTGAAGACTTTTGTAATCGCCCATTAAAAGCCAGAACCTTTGATTACGAGCCTTTGGTTGATGGGCAAGCTAATGCAAATTACAGTGAGCGTTATGCTTTTTTTGATGGTATCAGTGGGGTTGAGTTTTATTTTCCCACTTACCCGGTAAATTCTGTGACTAAGTTTTATATTAATGATGTTGAAATCATTGCTGCTACAGATTACAGTGATTTAACCGGATACCATTTAAAAAATGCTGTTGGTAAATTGGTTTATTATGGAAGCTTTTATTATGGTTATGTGAAAAATATAAAAGCCAAATGGAATGGAGGTTATACTGCTAATCACGCTGAACTGGAAGAATTAAAATACTTATGTTTTGATATGGTGAGAACGTTGAATAATGCTCCCAATAATCCTAATCTACAATCAGAGAAAATAGGTAATTATTCATATACTAATTATTCACCAATGATGTTGAAAGAAATGAAGGGTCTAAATGCTCAAGTATTTTCTGATTTAAGACGTTATCGGAAAGAGGTTATTTGATATGAATCTCTTAAATCAAACTTGTAAGATTGAACGGGCAACTGTGACTAAAAATCAGTATAAACAATCGGTCAAGGCATGGTCTACGATAGGTGCAACGGTAAAATGTAATATTCAGCAAGATCGTTCCGTGGTCAGTAATTTCAATCAGGAAAACTCCGGTCAAGTTACCACTGGACGATTTATTGGTTTTTTTGAAACTACACAGGATATAAAGAAGGGAGATAAAATTACTTGGTCAGGGATTGTTTTATTTGTTGATGGTATTCCAGCACCAATTTTTGCTTCAGGCAGTTCTTCCCATCATTTAGAGGTGGCTTTATCGGTTGAGGAAACCTGATGACGATTAAACATGACATAGCGGAAGAAAGAATTCGTATTGGTAAAGCCGTGCAGAAAAGTAAATTTGGACAACATATTGTTGATACGGTAATTAATCCAATTTTAAATGCTGTTGATAAAGATATATTGGATACAGCCAATTGGATAGGTGCTTTTGTGGTTATGGCTTTACGAGAAAATATATTGCAAAGTACTCCATCCGGTAGCGAATATACTGTAGTATTGGTTGAGAATAATGGGGATAAAAACAAATACACAGAAATGGGAACTTATGTGGCGTCTGCTGCCGGTCAACCTCCTGCTTCATTTGATAGTGGTTTAGGCGTACCTACAGGTACTTTATTTGATTCCATATCTTTTGAAATTGATGAAAAAGGTAAAGTTAGAGTGGGTGTTTTTGACTCAGTAGGCACAGAATATCAATCATTATTTTTTGCTGGTGGAAAAATATTTATAACCAAAAACAAGGGAAAGAAAACCCCAGTAGAAGTATATGCTAATGCTCTTGATGTTGGTGCTGATTATGGTGGTGGTGTTTCCGTGGAAGAACGCCCTTGGTTTAGAAAAGTGTTAAATGAAATACGCCCACAAATACGACAAAAAATAAGAGAAAATTTACATAAGTCTTTACAGAGCAGAAGTAAAATAGCAGCCAAAGATAAAATTATGTATTTCCGAGTTTACTTTGACAATAAGAAAGCACTGGATAATTCTCCAAGAATAAGCAGCGGTATTGAGAGAATTATTGGTGATATAGATTAATAGGAGGATTGAGTTATGTTGGAAATCCAAGCAGAAATTGTGGATATAGTATTGAATGATTCTATTATTCAGGGTTTAACTGGATATACCCTTACCGATGAACGAATTTATGCTTGGAACCCTTCAGAGGATGTTATATACTCAAGTAGTAAAAAAGCAGCTATTTTCTATAGAATGGCTATGGGAAAAAGACCTAATCGCTGGTCTTATCCTAAACAATTTGTCAACGGTTCCTTGTTTTTTAAAGTTGTTTCCATAGATCAGGAAACCACAGACAAAGTAGCCGAGAGATTAACTGATTTATTTGATGTACAAAAACTGGAAACAACTAATTGGCGTATTAACCATTGTGAATTAGTTAGTAGAAATGATGCACAAACAGAAGGAGCACCAAGCAATACACAGTGGGTTAAAATGGTCAGTTTTATGCTAACCAATATTTTTAAACGTACATGATTTATTTTCTGTTGATAAATGCTTTTTAGCTAAACATCATTTAGAAAGTAAATCAAACAAAGGGGAGAAACAAAAGGTTGTTACAGGGGAATAGCAAGGAACAAAAAATTTAATAAAGGAGATTGAACATGACTGTATATGCAACTGCATTTGATTCCGATAACATTTCCATTGGTCCAGCGTATATTTATTTTGCTGGTAGGCATATTGGACACACCTATGGTGGTGTGTCTATTTCCATTACCCAAAACGTTTATGAATTGAAATCTGACCAGTATGGGGAAACTGCTGTTCGGGTACTGGATGCTGGTCTGGTTCTGGAAGTTACGGTTAATTTGACGGAATCCACGTTTGAAAACCTGAAAATGTTGTTTGCTTCGGCAACTGATCAAACTACTTACCTGACCTTTGGTAAGCCGGTTGGTGGGGCGATTATTACGGGTGAATTGGTGATTGAGCCAATTGATGGTTCCGATATTTTCCAGATTTATAAAGCTGCTCCGAATATTGGTGGTGCGGTGGAAATTGCGTTTACTACAGATTCGCAAAGAGTCTTTGCTTGTAAGTTCGTTGGATTGATTGACGATTCCCGCACTAGCGGGGACCAACTCTTTAGAGTTGGTGGGTTCAGTAGCCCTTAACAGAATGTAGAGGGGTAGCTGTACTCTTTTAGGTTCGTTTAGTGTTGACTTCTTGTTAAAGTTATTTTAGAGTAGTTAAAAGGGTAGAAACTAAATCTACCCTTTTATAAAAATAACTGGGCAAGAGGAATACAAAATGGGAAAATATAAACAATTAATAGGCAAAAGATTTGGGAAGTTGGTCGTTAAAGAGTATGTTGGAAGTAGTAAGTGGTTATGTGTGTGTGACTGTGGTGGAGTTAAAACAACGGATACAAGAAATTTGACCACAGGAGATACAAAGAGTTGTGGCTGTATTACCAAATATGATGATTTGAGTGGAAAAAGATTTGGGAAGTTGGTTGTGTCAAAATACGTTGGTAAATTATTTTGGGAATGTATTTGTGATTGTGGAAATATAAAAAATATATCTGCGGCACATTTAAAAAGAGGAGATACAAAGAGTTGTGGCTGTATTACCAAATATGATGATTTGAGTGGAAAAAGATTTGGTAAATTAACTGCTGAAAAATATATCGGTGATCGTTACTGGTTATGTATATGTGATTGCGGTAAAAGTAAAAAAGCACATTCGTCACATTTAAAAAAAGGTAATGTCAGTAGTTGTGGTTGTTTGAGTGCAAAGAAATATGATGATTTGAGTGGAAAAAGATTTGGTAAATTAACTGCTGAAAAATATCTTGGTTTACGTAAATGGTTGTGTGTGTGTAAATGTGGAAATACCATTATTGCTAAATCTAATAATTTAAAAGCAGGACGGGTTAAAAGTTGTGGTTGTTTGAGAGAAAGACATAACAATTTTGTTGGTTGTACCATTGGAAAACTGACGATTTTGGAGTATAAAGGTGATGGTAGATGGAGATGCTCCTGCTCTTGTTGTGGTAAGAATAATATATTTCTAGAAGATGTTGATATGATAAATGATTCAAATGCTGATTGTGATTTACATGCTGAATACACAAAAAATAAAAAACATGGGTTTTGGAATACTAACTATTCTGAAGGAAAAATGAAATTTTATTTAATGTGGAGAAATATCAAAGCAAGATGCAGCAATTCAAATTTAAAAGCCTATCAGAACTACGGTGGTAGAGGCATAAGTTATGATCCACGTTGGAAATATTTTGAAAACTTCAAAAAGGATATGTATTTTAAATATTTGTATGCAATTAAACAATTAAAAATAAAAAGGCCAAGTATTGAAAGAATTAATGTAAATGGGAGCTACTATAAAGAAAATTGTTGTTTTATAGAACTTACAGAACAATTAAAGAACACAAGAAGAGTTAGGGAATTTATTGCTATATCACCAGAAGGAATTGAAACAAAAGAAAAGAATGTAGCAGAATTTTCGGAGAGGTACAGTTTAAATTCTTCACGTGTATATGAGTGTTTGGATGGAAAGGCAAAACAACATAAGGGATGGACGTTTAAAAGATTAAGAAAGGTAACATTAAGGCGTGGAACAACCATTGGTAGCTAATTTAAAACAAGAAAAAGGAGAGGCAACAATGAGTGAAATTAAAAGTTTTGATGATCTGGCGCAGGACACCAAGTTTAGCTTTAAAGGTAATACCTATGTAATCCCGGCAATTTCCAATGAGAAGGCTGAAAAACTGTTTAAAATGGGTAAAAAAACTAACAAGGATAAACCTGAATTTGCTAGTGATGAACTGAAACAAGAGGAAGAATTTAATTTTGTTGATGAACAGAATAAGTTTATTTGTGCAATTGTTGTGGATGAACAGGGTAATGCAGTGACGGAAGAAATGGTTTCTCAGTGGCCGATGAAAGTTAGTTTGGCGGTTGTCAAACTTATCAATGAATGTATTTCTGGAATTAAGGAAGATACTCCTGAAGAAAAAAAGCAGTAAGTCAGGTTCGGGAATATATTCAAATTATCAAAGCATTTGACGGGGGAATAAGTTTAAAGGATATACAGGATTTACCTTATTCCCAATACAAGATTGTCAGAAAGGCGGCAGAATTGGAGGAAATCAGGGAACGCACTTCTCGGATAGCCGAAATGAACGCCGCCTTTTCTGGTAATAAAAAACTGATAGATGCTTTGGAAAAACGTTTTCAGGAAATTATGAATAATCATGGTGTTGTGGCGGTATTGGAAAACACCAAACCTGAGCCTGACTGGAAAGAACGATTATTACGTTTTAAACGATGATATAAAGCGAGGGATATGGTCATGGGTAAAAAAGGTGATACTGGTGGTGAAATAAGTGAAGATATTGTTCTTGAACTACGAACTAATTTTGAAGCTGAGTTAAAACGTAGTGCAGCACAGTATTCAACTTTCCAGAAGAAGGCCGGGGATGTTTCCCGGTCATTGGAACAGAATGTAAATTCCATGTTCCGGCAGGTTTCTGGCAACCTGTCTTCCATGATGAATGGAGTACAACGCACGGTTGTTTCTTCGGTAAATATGACCCGTGGTGCTATGCGGGAAATTATGGCTGATAGTGTGAAACTCAGTCAGACCTATGAAAACTATGTGCGTCGAAGTGAAGTAATTAAAAAAGGCATGTTGGATACCCTTGACCGTATCCCAAAAGCTTCTGGAAAAATGGCAGCAATTAACGCTTGGCAAAATGTTGGTAATCCGTTTGATAAAGAAACAATACGTGCAGCAAGTGATATGTATCAGCAATTGGGAAATATATCACAAAAGGCCTCAACCAATATTTTGCAAGCCACGCAGAATTCTTTAAATTCGGTAAAACAATTAGTTGCTGGAACTAAAGATACACTGGTTGATTTGGAAGTAGCGGTAAATAATAAAGGCACGTTAGAGAGTGCCTTATCTGCTAAATCTGGTATTGAGAGCATTGAAAAACAACTTAAATCTGGTCAGGAAGCAATTAAAGACCAAGCTAAACGTGTTGTTGCTGCGGAAAAAGAAGTACAAAATGCACGTTTGGCAATGAGCAAACAAACTGATGATAAATTAAAACAACAGCAGCAGGGATTTTTTCAACAAGCAGTACAGAACTTAACCAAAGTACAAAAAGCTTATCATGATACGGAAAAAGAAGTTTCTAAATTAGCTTATACTTTTGAAGAAGCTAAAAAACGTATTTCTAAAGAAATATCAGCAGTAGTTACCCAAATATCTAACAGTACACAGGTAAAAAATTCTAAAGGATTATTCGAACATATTGATAAATCTTATACTGATTTGTCTGAAAAATATAAAAAACTAGCTAATACTAAACTTCTGAAAAAAGAAGTGGTGGAGCAGTTTAAAGCCGATGTCAGGTCTATGAATGAGTCTATTCACGCATATAATGTTAATTTAAAGAATCTGAGGGAAAATATACACGCACTGGAAAAACTGCATAAGGCTGGTTTAGCGCCCAATGCTGCACCTTTGATTAAGGAACGTAAAGAACAATTAAAAGAATTGGAAGCCAACGTAAAACAAATTACTGCTATGAGTAATAAAGCTACTAATCAATCTGAGTTGTTGGCAAGAAGGCAATCTAAGAGTTTGTTTGCGCTTAGTTGGGAGATGGTTCGTAATTTCCGCTGGCAAGTAGCAGGTTTATTATATTTAGCAACGAAAGCAACTTCAGTTATTAAAAATACCTTTTTCAAAGTTTTAAATGATATTCAAAAATTCCGTACTGATGCAATGGCAATTGCAGCATCAATTACTTATTCCATGATTGGAGATGTTTCCACTAACTTTAATAAGGCTTTTGAATATTCCAAAGACTTGATGATGAAATTGGAGATGGAAGCAGCAAAAACGATTTTAACGCTTGAAGATATGACTATGCTGACAAAAACCTTTGTTCAGGCTGGTATTATCCCAAATACAGATGAAGATATTAAAAAGATTTCTACCATTGGTACAGCTATTAAGATTTTGACAGAGGGCATGGCTAATGCTGGTGTACAGATGCGACAGGAGTTGTATGCCATTATTCAGGGTAGGCAGAGGGCAACCGATCAGGTTGCCATGATGTTTAAAATGATTGGTATTAATATTAATGATGTTTTGAAAAAAGCGAAAAAAGAGGGTAAAGATTTATTAGATGTTTTATCAGAAGCCCTTGCTCCATTCAATGAAGTCAATAAAGCAATGGCACATGATTATGAGGTTCAGAAAGAAGCACTTGAAAAAATCTTTGATAAAATTAAACGTATTGGAGCTGATAATGCCTATTGGAGAGTATCCAATAGTTTAAGTGAAATAAATAATAAATTAGCAGATGCGAATGGTAATCTTACCAATTTTGGTTTGGGGGGTGCAAAAATTTTAGGTGTGTTAATGGAATCAATGCGTTTAACGATAGTATATATTTCACAAATGTCTTCTATCTTTACAAGGGGGTCAGAAACCGCTGACAAGCTAATTGATATTTTTGCTTTTTTAGCGCATTCCCTTGGTCTTGTCGCTATTGCTGGTGATGCTGTTGGAGTTGTTTTTGAAAACATAACTCTTAGAATGGCACAAGCTTTTTATACAGCAAGGGAAATAGCCAAAGGACCATTTGGCTATATTGAAGAAACATTTGATTATTATAATCAGTTGATAGCTGAAGCGTGGGATTCTTATTATGATCGTTCTGGAGATTTGTCAGTAGATATTGAAAACACTATAGCAAATTTGCGTAATTTAAAAAATCTTTCTTCTGAGAACCAAAACATTTTTGATAAGTTTAAAATACCAAAACCAGAGACAGCGGATTATTTTGATGGTATAGGTAAAAAAATACACCAAGTAACCAAACAATCATTAGAAGGTTTAGCTAAAATTAATTATGAATATAAAACAGAAATGGATGAACTCGCTGATTATGAGGCAGCCTATTTAAAAAAGAAGGAAGTTTTAGTAAATGCAATTAGTTCTGGTTTGGCTAATAAAGAGGAATTAAAGTCACTACAAGAACAACTAAATGGCACAATGGAAATATTAGGAGAAGCAGAAAAATACCGTAAAGCATTAGGAGATAGAAAAGCAAAAGCTATGCGGAAAGAGTATGATGATGAAAGAAATAAAATTGAACAAGTTAAAGCCGAATATGAAAATCTTCTGGAATCTTTTGAAGTAAAACCAAAAACACCTTTTGAAGAGCTTGGAAAAAAATATGATAAATTAACAATAAGTTTAGAGCATTTTATTGCTAAAAATAAAAAAGCTTTGTCCAATAATCAAATTAAAACTTTATGGGATACCTTTGAACAAGGGGTTAATGATTCTATTGATGATATTAATGAAAATTTTGAAAATGTATATCAATCATTTTATGACTCCATGTCATCTCATAGGGTAATGAATCCATTACAAGCAATTGATAATGAGTTTGATAAAATAGTTAACAATATTACTAAATCAACAGTATTAATGGATGACCCAACACGAAGAGCAGCTTTATTAGCAGAATTAGAAATAATGAAACAGGAACGTATTACTCTAGCAGAACTTACATTTGAATTGGAAAAGCAGGAAGCATTGGCACAAGCTAAAAAATCTCATGCGGATATTTTAAAACAATCTATCCGCCCGATTGACCAGCAACGTGCGGCTATTATGGATTTGGAAGCAGAATATAAAAGCAGTTCCGCTAATATACAAAAGAAAATAGATGAAATTGAGGAAAAATGGAGGGGTGTAGAAATGCATCCTATAATTAAAGAACAGATTAATGCGATGAAACAAGATTTAGAAAATTTAGGTATTGTTTTTGAAAACACCAAAAATGACGTAATGGAACCATTCTGGAAAGACATGAAAGATATGTCTCAAGGATGGGCTGATGGTCTGGCTGACGTATTGAATGAAGCAGCATTTAATCTGGATTCTTTTAAAGAGGGTTTCCGTGGGTTTATTACAGATATTGCCAGAGAGATTTCAAGAGCTTGGATTAAACGAAATATTACTGACCAGTTAATGAATCTGTTACCTGATTTAACTGGACAAAAAGATGAGAATGGAGAAGATACCAAAAAACCCCAACAGGAAATATTTTCCCTGATTGAAAAGGGCTGGGAAAAATTATCTGATGTATTTGAGGAAGGCTTTGAGAAATTTAAAGAAATAACTAAAGAAGGATTTGATTTATTGAAAAATGGTTTGTCTTTCTTATTTGAATCTATTAAAGGGCTTTTCTCAGGAAACAGTTATTCATTCAATGAGACTGGTGGTATTATGGGAACACTAAGTTCCATTGGTAGTTTTGCAATGGGTTTAATGGGAATGGGTGGTTCCTCAGATGGTGGTAGTGTTACAGCAGAAGGAAGTACATTAACAGGTGGTTCTGGTTTAACTTATACTTCTTCCAATTTTGATTTTTCAATGGCTGATGGTGGTTTGATTGAAGAACCTATTATTGGTCGTGGATTAAGAACAGGTGCTTCTTATCAGTTAGGAGAAGCAGGGGATGAATATGTTATTCCCAAGAATAAAATGAATTCAGGTGGTTTAAATAGTTTATCCATTAATGTGCCTGTTAACATTTCTGGTGGCACAGATAATAAACTGGTTGCACGGTTAAAAGATGAATTACGTAGATCAGTGGAAGAAACTACATTGCGGGTTATCAAGGAGCATGTCTAATGAACAAAATGATATTGGGGGGAGTTACTTTTACCTACAATTCAAAAATAAGTTTTCCAATAATTAAACCACGGAAGAGAAATTCTGTCGTGGATACTTATGGTGGAGTAGCATATTTTGCACTTACTCCTACGATTAAAGGCGTGTTGCTTCCTTTGGAATGGGATTGGATGCCAGCAGCCATGTTTGATTCGTTAAATACGCTTTATCAGGCGGATGATGTTATTGTGTTTGACCCTTCAGGTGGTTCTGTTGGAGCAACCACGTATAATGTCATTATTAAGGAATTAGATGGGGTTTATTGGTTGAATCTGGATACTAATGATTCCTATCGAGAAAAAGTAAAAATGGAATTACTTATCATGAGTCAAAATTAAAAGGAAAATAATATAATGCTGACATTAAATGCTACTCTGCAAACTGCACAGGATGGTGATGTACACCATCCTATTATTCGTTTGTTATCTCAGAAAGCGGTAGATGATATTCCATTCATGGGAAATGTCTTTATTAGCAATACGACGGAGATGCAGCCAAAATACATTGTTCATTCTTCTGGTCGGATTATTGGGTTTAATCTCAAATATTTTGATGCCAATAATACTCATTTGTATATGTTTAAAACTGATGTTGATAGAATTGAATTTACTATTGATACACCAATATTAACTAATCTAGTGCCTAGTGTTTTAGGAAGAAATATTATTAATTTTGCCTTGGTGGAATTAACTAATGGTGATATTGGGATTGTTTATATTCGTTTAAATGGCTCTAGTTATGAACTAAGAGCCACTGCTGTAGATGTTAATGGTACGGTTAAAATAACTGATTATTTGATTGTCAGTGATACTCAAATAAAAAGGTCGGTGGCAGTTATTCAATTACCAGATTTAACCTATTTTCTGGTTTATAATAATTGGGTTTCAGGAACACCAATTTGGGGTGTACAGACCAGAACATCAGCAGCATTTGCTTCATGGAGTGCAGCTAGTAATATTGTGGCTTCTTTAGCTGTAACGCCGATTAACACAGTTTACAATATTCCCTCTGATTTTTGTTTGTTACAAGATGGAACAGATTTATTGTTGTTTTTCTCGTATCCTGAATTATTGGATGCTAATAACAATCCACTATTTAATGTCTATTATTCAACTTCTGTCGATAATGGGGTAACGTGGGGAGCAGCTACCAAGATAACAGCTTATAATAGTTTTGGCACAACCGGAAAATACCCATCAACAGTAAAGAGTTCCGAAAATGCGATGTATTTGTCATATACTGAAGAAGCGGGTTCTTTGGTATTAGGATATGAAAATGCAGATTGGAATGGTGGAAATGCTAGTGGCCCAACATATTGTATGTTGGATACGACAGGCCAGAAATTATATGTGGTTTTAGGTGTAATTAATCAAGATACGGAATGGCAGGTTGCAGCAATTTTACAAATTGATATTGCAACTTGGACTGTTACTAACAAAATAGATTATACCACTGTTCCTGCTTTACCTTTACATTTTCAATCTTCTTGGGGAAGTGGTGGACAGCATTATTTTCAAACACAATATGGAAGTAAAGTAGTTATAGCTAATGATAGTGTGGTGGGTTTATGGGATGCTGATGCGGATACATTTACTACCTATTATTTTGCAGACAACCCCACTTACGGTACAGTAATTAATGTCTCTGATATACCTTTTCCGGGGGATAATCATATCAATGTAATGTTGGATTTTGACGAGGAAAGAATATATTTGGTATTAATCCAAGCCTATAGTGGTAACTTTCAATCAAATGTAGCCTTTGGTTTTATAGATATGAATGATGTTGGGCCGATGTATACGTTTAATCAATTGTTTAGTCAAGTTTTGGTGCGCGCAGCTTTTGATGGTGTATTTAAACGTTATGGTAGTGAATTGTGGTGTTCTTATGGCTGGTACAGTCATGAATTATTATGTTGGTCTACTTCTTCTGGGGCAATTATTTACGATTTTTCTCGTGATCCTACAGGAATATCATATAATGTTTTTAATGATTTTGTAAAATATAATGATAAGATTTATTTCACTTTTGAATATAAAGGTGACACAGGTTACGAAAATCAGAAGGGAATAGGCATATTTGATCCTGTTACTGAAATTTCACGTTTTGTTATCCCCAGCTACAAAACTGCCAATGATTATGGATTTAATAAACTGACCCTTAACGAAGAGTTAGGCGAAATATATATTGGTACATATTCTGATGGTTTGGTTATTTTTAATATAGCCAGTGAAACCTTTACCCGTTTAAGTAATGATGAAATTCCCGGTATTACCCCAACAGGTGCAGATAATTTTTACGGTAAGGGTGGTGGGCCAGTTTATGATCAAGCAAACGATAGGTTTTTCACTTGTTCAAATACAACCTTTGCTTATCAAGGCTACCGTGCTGTTGTGTCTTTTCTTAGGGATGGTAAGTTCAAACAAACTTATTATAAGACTGGCACAAAAACAACTGGATGGGCATTTTCTACCTCTGCAAAATTAATTACTCCAATTACTGATTTTAATGCTTGGTTAGGTATTGATGAAGATAGTAAAATCTGGTCTTTTTGGCAACGTGATACTACGGCATTTACCAAACATTATTTAGTTTGGGATAACATTGAGCCATTTTTTGATATTACTGATTATGTGGTAGTTGATAAAGATATTGTATGGTCACGTTCAATTAATGCTAAAGCCAATGAATTAAGTTTTTCTCTGTCACATGGTCATTTATTCGATCCAAGTAATCAATTATCCTTGTTTTCTGCTTATGTAAAAAAAGGTAGAAGAATAACCCTTGAAGCAGGAGAAAATGTTAGTGGAACTGATTATTTTCATAATCAAGGTACGTTTATTATTACAGAAACCGCATTACGGTATTCATTGAATGAATACCCAGAGATAAACATTAAAGCTGAGGATAAACGTTGTTTGTGGGAATTGGATGAACAGATTTCCGTGGGATATGTTAATGAATATCCAGAAAACATTTTAGACGATATTTTACAATCCTATGAGGGTTTAACTTCAGGTCAGATAAGTATTCCTTCACCGATGCAAGGAAGTATTCAAATTGATGCACAATGGTCAGAAGGAAATATTGCGGATATTGTTTCAGAAATATGTAAACGTTTTGGTTATTTTCCAAAAATAACGGTAGATGATGTTTTTACACTGGAAAAATTATCAGATAGTAACGCTATTGTTCATACATATTCTGATACGGAAAAAATTATAGATTACACACCAGATGATAAATATTCTTCTTTTGTAAATCGAATTATTGTAACGGGGGAAGAACGGGATGAAATAGAAATATTGTTTGCTGAAGAACGTATCAGGGATTTAAATGGTACGGCTGGTTGGTGGGGAATGAAGAAGGAATACACAATTTGGTATTCTGAAGACCAAAGTAGAAAAGTACGTTATCCCCGATTGGAAAAAATAGAAACAGCTTCTAGTATTGCTTTCAAATTAGCAGGATCAGTGGAAGAAAATATTAGTGAAGTTGATGATGATGAACTGTATTGTGTGGTAAAAGTTGATGTTCCTAATTTAATACCTCATTTAGCAACAGCTATTGGTATTTATATTGTTGGAACAGAGATACCAGATATTGATCCAACGCCAGGACCATCACAAACCATTCCTTGGGGTAGATATATTGAAGGAACTGGTTTATTTTTAGCTATGAATATACTTGGTTCCGTGTGTAATTTTCAATACGCCATATGGGGGCAACCTGTAGGTTATGTAAGAAGGTCTGTACAATACACGGAAAATGATACAGCTTTTCAACAGGAAATTGGTAAAATTTTGCCAAATCAAATTGAGGGGTTTGCTTGTTATACTGTTGCAGATTGTCGGTTTGTTGCTGAGTTTGAAATGATGATTATAAAAATGCAACGTAAACGAGTTAATTTTTCTAAAATATCTCATTTACAAGATGAAGAAGGAGATACAATACAAATACCCCATCCTTACACAGGTTTCCCGGTTAAACTGTTTATTAGTGATTTAAAACGTAAATGGAAACTTGGAGAAAATGGTTATTGTTTGGATGAAATTGAAGGATGGAGGTTGTAATGTTTTATAATAAGAAACTCATACGTAAATCCATTAATGCTGTTACTAAATCACGACAAGAAACCCGTGATGCTATTATTTGGGAAGTATTACCAACGCAACGGTTATGCAAAATAAAAATTCAAGGCTCTACTAATTTTTTATATGCACGTTATCCGCAAAATTGGCAGAATACCCCAACATTTTTAAAAGCTGGAAATGCAGTTCGGGTAATGCACCGAGGAGGAAATCATAATGTTTTGGAAATAGTATCTCATGGAATGAATGTACCAACATTTCCAGATTCAACTGATGTTCCAGTTACAGTTGGTTCTACTAATGCAGTTTTAACTGGATTGGATATTTATCCTATTTACGGTTCTATGCGGGTTGAGGTTAGTTCAGGAACTTTTAGAATTAATGCAGTAACTTATTCAGCAGCAGGTTTAATTTTAGGTAACAGTTACAATGATATGGTTTTAGGTGATAATACTGTTCTTGGGGAAATTGTAGCAGTTATTTCTTTAACTGCACCATCAGCAGGTTATTATCGTTATTCCATATTGGTTATTGGTGTGGATGGTGTGGTGGATTTAGTAAATGGTACGCAAGCAACCACAAATCCGGTAATGCCCACAACAACAGCTGGACATGTTAAAATAGGGCATATTCTATTATATGGTGGAATGACGGAAATAACTGCTGCCGATATTAATAAATTATGGGAAACACCAATACCTAATGCTTTAAATATTTTGCCAACAGCAGCTGATCTTGAATTTCCAGCATTGTCTAAAGAAATAACAATAACTGTAAAAGATCAAAATAATTTAAGTTTAACAGGAAATTGGAGTATTCGTGCAGTTATTGAGGGGGGTAATGGTTCTTTAAGTGGTTCTGAGGCTATTACAGAATTAATTGGAGGTATATATGGTGGTTCTTCAAGAATATTTACCTATTATCGAGATGGTTTGGTAACTGATATATCTCCAAAAATAAGATTTAGTTTAATTGGTTATGAAACAACTGTTTATGGTTATTCACTAATTACCATTTATGATGAGTTTGGCGATATAATGATTTAAAGGAGAAATAGAATGACTGATAGAGAGTTATTGGAATTAATTTTAGTAAAATTGGAAACTATTGAAAAACAGAATAATGAAATGTTTTTTAATTATGAAAAACAAAAAATAAAAGCTAAAGAAATAAATAAGAGAATGAAAGAAAACTTAGAAAAACAAATGCAAAACTTACCACCACAATTTCGTGGTTTATTGGAACCAATGATACAGAAAGATGAAGGAGAAGAATAATGGGAACCAATTTTATTACTGAACTAGTTGAAGGTACTACTCGATACAATAAAACGGATATGGAAGCACAGTCAAAGGCACTGGATAAAGCTATTACCTATAAACACAATTTCCTGTTTCACTGTGATGGTGAAATTACATGGTCAGCAGGAACACTCACATGGTCTGATAAAATGCGGATTATCTTTATCAGTGATGCAGGGTTGGCTATTGCCAATGAAATTGCTGCTGGTAATATTGCCTTAGCAGATAATGAATATGCTTATGTGGATCTGAGCGAAACGAATAATGCGGTATTGGCTGTTGCCAAAACCACGATTACTACCGCAGCCGCAGCAGGATATATTGGGGTTGGTCGAGTAGTATTAGGTTATCGAAATACGGCTAGTGATAATTTCTATCCGGTGGCTATTAAAAAGAAACTGGAAACTGCTTTAACCGGGGTTGGTTTGGAATTAACTGGTTATTCTGAAACAGAGGTTGGACCTGTTGATGCCTCTGGCGGAACGGCTAATATTGATTATGCAGCAGGAAATGTGCAGAGAGTCACTATTGGCGATGGTGTGGATGCAGCACTGACCTTTACCAACTTACCTACAGGAAAAAGTTGTTCGGCAACACTACGATTAGAAATGGCAGGAGCAGTGCCAACAACCATTACATTACAAGGGACAACCATTGATACTACCGGAGTAACTGCCACGGGAGAAATTCTCGTAGAAGCTATTCGGATTAGTACGGATTGGTATATGGCGGTGCATCATGCCTCTTAGTCATCGTGGAAGAATGATGGGTGGTGGAGAATTATCGCCACCAACACCACCAGAAGATGTCGTTTTTGATTATACAACTTTTACTGAGGTTGATCCTAATAGTAGATATACTGTTGGTGTTGCCAGCATAGCTTTTGCAGCATTACCTAGAAATGAATCTTCCTATATTTACAAAGATATGGGTGTTAATTATTATTCAGGTAACTTTAAATTTGACTTTGATTATATAGCTACAGCATATGGTTCTGCTGGTCATGCTGAACCGTGGGCTTTAGCTAATGCGGTAAATAATGTTTATACACTGAGAACTTCAGGTGAATCATTGTTGCAATGCTCTGCTTATATATTCAGTGGTGCGATTCGTTTTGAAGTATATGAAATAATTGGCACAGTGGTTAGGTCGTCTGGTAATTATCAAGGTACATGGAATAGTCAATACTATTTAACAGTTGAGCGGGATGAAAGTATTGGTACTTATGGAAGATTGTATCTTAGGGTTTATTCTGATGCAGCACGCACTACACTGTTATCAGAGGTCTATCTTGATTTAACTGCAAAATTGGATTTTAGATATTTATATGGGATTAGTTCAATTAATACGGGGGAAACAGATTGGTTAACTGGTTCTGTTTCTAATCTTACACAAGTAAATACATGATAAACAATATGAAAAAACTAATATTTAGAAATAAACGAGCAATAGGTGACAATTTAATATTTACCACCACAATTAGAGAATTACATAAACAATATCCACAACAACATCAAACAGGAATAGCAACATATTACCCCGAAGTTTATTATAATAATCAATTTATTACCTTGTTTGATTTATATGATAAACACCAAAATATACCAATAATTGATATTGATTACGGAGATAATTTTCAGCATAGAAAAACTTCGGGAAAACATTTTGCAGAATTTTACATCAATGAAGTAAACAAAAAACTAAATTTAAACATTGAATTAACCGATTGTAGACCACACTTAACTATTACTGTAGAAGAAATAACTAAAGCTAAAGAAATATTGGAAAAACAAAACATACCAGAAAAGTTTTGGTTATTATCACCAGCCATTAAACAAGATATACCGTTAAAAAATTATTCCGCAAAACGTTGGCAGGAATTTTGTAATCTGGCTAAAGAAAATAATATTAATATTGTGCAAACCGGAGATAGCACAGCACTTAATCCTTGTTTAAAAAATATAATTTCTCTGGTTGGAAAATTAAATCTCAGAGAGTATTTTGCTGTTGCTTTATTATCAAGAGGAATGATTGGGCATGTGTCTTTACAAACTCATTTGGCGGCAGCTTTAAATAAACCCTGTATCACTGTTGCCGGTTCCAGAGAAGGAAATCACCTATATAGTTATCCAAAACAACATTATCTTCATTCTATTGGTTTCCTTGAATGCTGTAAAGAAACTGCTTGTTGGAAAAAAACCATTCAAGATTGTGAAAATTATGATTACCAAAAAGGTATTAGCGGTTGTATGCAATTAATTAACCCAAAACAAATTGTAGATATTGTTTTAAAGTATGAAGGAAGATACTAATATTTTGGTTGGCAAAAGAAAAGATAACATGATAATATTACTTGAATTTAATAGAGGCAGAAATGAGGTTAATAGACAGGTTAAAGAATGAACAACGTAGTCTTTTATCTTTCAGGCATGGTCTAGGTGATATAATTCAGTTTTTTCCCATATATAAAGAGATTTGCAGAATAACTGGTAAACGAATTGATTTAGGTGTAGAAAATAAACGGCAATTTCAACTATTATTTCCTAATGTGGTTTCAATTGACAAAATGAGGGATGATGTTAAATCACGTTATTCCTTTATTCATCGAGTTGCTTATAGGGAACCACAAGGAGAGTTATCTAAACCCTACGAATGTGCAATCAATGAATTTGGTTTAAAAGATTTTGTATGGGAACCATACCAATTTAAAACAGAATTAAATAATGAAAACAGTAAACAGATAGGTATTAATTTTTTTGGAATTACGGGCAGTAATAAAGAATCTAAGTTTTGTTCTTTGACAACCGCATATAGTATTTGGGAAGAGATTCAACAAGCTGGTTATAATCCTTTTGAGTTGTATCAGAGAGTTGGTTTTATCACTGACTACTATCGTGAAGGGTTACAAGTACCTGACGAATTCCCACTTGCTGATAATGTCAACTCTCTGCGTTTTCAAAAACCCGATCTTGGGTTGATTATAAATGAAATAAAAAAAAGTAGAAAGGTCATTTCCACTGATTCAGGAATCCTTTATTTAGCTATCATGTTGCTAGGAAAGGAGAATGTTATTGGTTTAGAAAATGAAAAGAAAATCAGTAAATATTTGCCCATTGAAATTATCAAGGTTAATATTAAATGTTATAAACGAGGTACAATTTATAATTTATTAAAATATTAAGGAGGTTAGAATGAAACATGATTTTCATTGTGGTGGAGGGATTGTGTCATGGACGTGGTAAAAGAATGGTTATCTAATCCAATACTATTTGCTTTGGCCGCTTTATTTTTTTATATGGGTAAGAAACTATTTGACCATATGTTTGATTATCTAATAAAGAAAACCAAAACAGAATATGTAACCGCTGAAGATTTTGAAAAATATATAGAAAAAACTAAGGAAGCCTTTGAAAGTTATATCAAAGAATCTAAAAAAGATTTTGAAAAAACTTGCAAAGAAAATATGGATGCTTGTTCTCTTCATCGACATGAATCAATTGCATGGCTAGAACCAACTATGAAAAAGATGATTAAACAAAATGTGGAGATAAAAAAAATAATGCACTTGTTTGGTACAAAAATAGGTGTAGATGAATCCGTGCTGGCTAAATTGATAAATGGTGACTCTGAGGATTTTTAATATAATCAATGGAGATATAAATGTCTGACACCAAGGAATATGATTGTTTTAAAAATACTAAGAAACACTGCATAAATTCACCAAGCGGTTTTTGTTCCAACAGAGGTCATCTCGATAAATGTATCCATCAACAAGGCTGTATTGTTCCAGAAAGACCTTTTGAACAGAAGATTATTAAGAAATAAAGGAGGTATTTATGGAGGGTATTATTACCAATATTGAACAATACATGAATCATGTTTTTGTTATCCTTACTATTTTATTTATTATCTCAGAAGGACTGGCACAAATTCCATCTATAAAAGCCAATAGTGTCTTTCAAGCATTATCCAACATTATAAAAAACCTTTATGGTTTGTTTGGTAAAAAACAATTGGTAGTAAAAGAAAAGGAAATAAAGCAGGAGGGAGAGAATGTCACAAATACTTGAGGAACGTTTACATAAAGCTATATCCCTAGCTAAAAGTAAAGGCATAAAGGTTATTAACTGTTCACGATTTTTCTTTGAGTATTACTATCCTCATGAACGTATGGATGCTAATAGTCGGGAACGATTTTATTATTTACAAGTATTTGACAAACTAAATTCTATGGGTGTATTAAAAGAAGATGGGATGGTATGGAGAGTGTTTTTAAATGAACAGAAATAATACATACTAAAAGAGCCTATCAGAATTAGCTGATAGGCTCTTTTGTTTATCTACAATTTAAGGAGTTAATTATGTCAGATTTTGAAGATAGCTATAAGAAACTGATTGGTCATGAGGGAGAATATAGTCATGACCCCAATGATAATGGTGGAGAAACGTATAAAGGTATATCAAGGGTACACCATCCTGATTGGGAAGGTTGGAAAATTATTGATGAAGCAAAAAACAAACCAAATTTTCCAATTAATTTAAGGAGTAATCAAGAATTGGAAAATTTGGTTATGGTGTTTTATAAACAATATTATTGGGATAAAATAAAATTGGATAATATAAATTCCCCAAAAATAAAATATGAATTGTTTGAAATTGGGGTAAATATGGGTTTAGGTATTGCTGTTAAATTTTTACAGGAGTCTATAAATTTACTGAATAGAAACAAGAAAAATTATAATAATATAGAAGTTGATGGCAATATTGGTACAGATACTTTATTAAAAACTCAGAAACTACTAGATATAGGTGATGAACATATCTTGTTTAATTTAATAAACATGTTGCAAGGAGAACGTTATATAGAAATTTGTCGTAGAAATGAAACCCAAGAAACATTTATCCGTGGATGGTTAAATAGAATTGATATAGTTAAAAATTAAATATTATTTAAAGTTGGATTCATAGTTTATACTCTTTTACTTTATTCCATTTAGGCCAAGGCCAACGACGAACACAAACATAAATAACCCAACATACACATTTATGTTCTTCACCCACTTTTGGATTTTTTGGAAAATATTGTTTACATTGATGATAACTCATTCTATATCTCCTTAATTTATCCATTTTAAAATCGTTTCACCAGTATAACCTTTTACCCAAACAAACCAAGCATAACAAACAGCGGAACCACCTTTTTCTTTGTAGTAATTGAAATCACCACCTTTAGCTACTTGTATTCTAGTTGATGAAACATAAATAGTATGTGGGGGATTATTTAAAAATAAATTTTTTCTTTTTTTACCTTCACAAAATGTTAATTTTAAAAACATACAAATTTTATAATCATCTGCAATTATATTTAATCCTTGTTCAATGAAGTTTTTAGCAAATTCATAGGGAGGATTAGTAATAATATTTATGGGTAAATTTTTAATACCTTTGTTTAAATTTAAAAAATCAATTTCCAAACAATTATACTTTCTTTTGATAATATCTGAACAAAACACCTTATATTTCTTTTTTAACTGTGTAGCAAGATGACCATTTCCTACTGCTGGTTCCCAAATTAAACCTTTAAAATGCTCAACACCCATAAGTAAATCAGCAGCAATTGGGTGGGTCGCATAAAAATCCAATTTATCACGTATATCATCAGTATGATTGGAAGCACCAATACATTTAAATATTTTCCCTCTACCAGTTTTATCACTCATTATTATCACCTCATATCAATTTGTTTTTTAAATATTTGTTTTAACTGTTTGAATGTAAGGCTATTTGGGTCAGCCTCTTTACCATTTACATCTGGCAAAATAATAAAATCAACATCCATGGGAAAAGCATCTTTATATTTTTTATAGTCAAACCATGCTTTAGAATCTAGTATAAATATAACCTGTTTAGGGTTTTTTTCAATCAATAATTTTATCTGATTTCTGGATAATGATTTAACAAATCCCGTGGTAACAGAAAATTTATCAGGATAGTAATGCTCAACAAAACTTTTTAAATGTAAAGCATCCAAATAACCCTCAGTTACTAAAACAGGTTTGCTTTCAATAATATCATCTTCCCATAAAAGATAATGTGCTAGGTTTGGTGGAATATGATATTTTTTAAAAGTAATAAATCGCCATTGATAACTGACAAGTTTACCACCAACATAAACAGGGAAAATAATCTTATTTATATGTTGTTTTATTCCTATTCTGAGGTCATATTTAGCTACATCCCAAGGTTTGATCCGCCTTTCCTTGAGAAAGGCTTTTAATAAGGTATTTCTTGAGATAATACCTTGGGTAATTGGTCTATTTTCAGGAAGTTCATCCGTTCCTCTATAACTATATTCTTTTTCTTTTTTCTTCCCACCATAGAGTATTTGTCTAACCCTATCTTCTAAATCCATTTCTTGATTATCTGATAAGGATATTAAATATTTCGCAGCACCAATAATAGAGGTGTTTTTTAATAAAGCAACGGTATTTAAAGGACCATAATTACATTTACAAATAAAGCAGGTGATGTTTAGAGAATCTTTATTTAAAGCAGCATGAAAACGAGAATCTACACAATTGGGGCATGGAGAAATACCAATAAAACCTTTAGAACTGGAGATATTTTTACCCTCTAAAGAATACTCTAAATTACTATTATCCAACAATTCAAAAATATCTATTTTTTCCAACCCTTGTTGTATTCTATAATCATTAAAATCAATATCATGTTTTTGATTATGATATTTCTTCATAGTAGTAATCTCTTCTTAAACCATCCTTTTTCTTTATATAATTCCAAGCGTTTTTGAGAATACTCATGGAAATATTTATGGTATTTTTGTTTACCAATAACATTATCATAAGAGTCAATAATAATAGCTTTATCCTTTCCCTCGGAAACACGCCTAGCTCGACCAATGGATTGTAAAATAGATATTTCTGATTTTCTTGCAGAACCCAATACCAAACAATCTAGGGAAACAATATTTGTTCCTGTTTTAAAAACACCAGTAGCAATAACAAGCTTTATTTTTTTATCTTCCAGAGATTTTTTAATTTGTTCATTTATATCCGATCCTTTTCTACCGTGTGCCACTTTATTTTTTATTCCCATTTTTGTTGCTAAAAAACTAACTTGTTCAGCTTGGCTAATTTCATCAACCAAGAATAAAACAGATTTATCTTTGTCAATGGCTAAAAATTTTGCTGCCTTTAAAAGCTTTATATTTCTTTTTTCTGCTAAACAAATATCGTTTCTAAATACTGCATGATATTTTTTACCTGTTGGTTCTTTACACAAATAACTAATCATATAAACATCACAGGAAACAACACGAGATTTGACAACATCATCTTCTAATTCTTTTAGGGAAGAACCAATGTTGCCGGTCATTTCTAAAAAAGCCTGTTTATTGTTTTCATATTTTTGAATGGTTGCGGTCAAACCATAACGATAATAAACATTAGTTAATTGTTTAGATATTTTTGATAATGAATTAGAAGCAGCATGAATTTCATCCGCAATCCAGACATTACATATTTTATTGTATTTGCGTAAATCATATTTGGCTACACTTTGATAAAGACCAATAGTGATATGTGAAATTTCACAATACCCATCACCAACCCTGCCTATTTCAATATCAGGAAACCAAACACAAAAATCTTTGTAGAATTGATTGAAGATGGTTTTATTGATGGTGGTTACTAGGGTCACAGGAAAATTTAATTTAGCAATTATTCCAGCAGCCATAGCGGATTTTCCACTAGCTGTAGGAGCTATAAAAATACCACGTTTATTTCTTCCAGCAACATTGATAACTTTGTTTTGGTAATCTTCAAAAACAATACCATTAATTTTTGGTTCTTTTGTAATTTTTAATTTAGTATCAATTTCATGTGTTTCAAATTCATAACCAAGTTTATCTAGTTTTTCTGAAATGAAATCAATCAGACCGAAGGGGAATTTATTACCACGACGATCTAATAAAGAGAAGGTAACTTTTTCCGGTCTTGGTTTATATCTCAATTTTATTATTTTTTCATATGAAATAATTTCCCATACATCCAGAATTTGTTCTTCTGTACCAATAACTTTTCCATAATGAGCATCAATTTGTTTTAAGATAATTGTATTCATAATTTAATGTTCACAAACATCAGTGCTACCACAAGACTTGCATTCCAGATCATAATCACCCTCAGAATATCGGATAGTTCTGAAACCATTGGAATTACCACACTCACCACAAATAAATTTAGGTTTATGTTGTTGTTGTTTGTTTTTTTCAATTTTATTAAATTTAAACATGATTTAAGAAACCTCTTTTATTTTTAGGGATGGGTACAAACCAATGTGCTGAAGCATACAAACAAGATACATTCTCATCTCTACATTAAATCC